AATTGATAGCACATAACAGAGCCAACTTCTGAAGAACTGGCAGATGAAGTGAACGGGAGCCCAGTGGCGTATGCCTCACCCGCTGCGCCGGTTGTAGTTACATTGCTAAACTGAATGACTACATTGATGAGATTTCCAATTTTTGTGTAGTAACCAGTTGTCGTAACCGGCGTTGTTGGGTCTGTGGTGCCCCCCTTTAAGGTCGCAGTAAAAGTCCCCTCCTCATAGTCATCCAGTGTGTTGGCGTCAGAGGATGCGTTTTGGGTGGCGGGGAAGGTGATGCCTGTGCCGGTTTGCGGAACGGCGCCATTCAGCGCAACAGAGCGCGTGGAGTTTGTCGAGATGAGCGGGTTGCCATCCCCATCCGACAGCACGATGTAGTTGCTTGCCGTGCGGATGTCGAGGCCACCTTGGTTGCCGTTAAAGTTGCCAAGAATGGTGTTTTTGGAGCCAGTGGTCATAATTCCCCCAGCCCTAGAGCCAAGGAAATTATTGTCACTGCCAGTTGAAAGATAACCCGCTGGATTAGCACCGCCAGAACTTCCACCACCAACAAATGTATTGCCAGAGCCAGTTGAGCTATAGCCAGCTAAATAGCCGTAAAAGCAATTTGCTGCGCCAGTCGTATTGCTATACCCCGCCTGATACCCCACAGCAGTGTTGTTGGAAGAGGTGGTGTTGGAAAGAAGTGCCGAATACCCAACGGCGGTGTTGTTTGCGCCGGTGGTGTTGGCTTGGAGGGCCTGCATACCAACCGCAGTGTTGTTTCCGCCGGTAGTGTTATTAGTTAAACTGTATCCACCAAATCCAGCGTTGCCTGATCCAGTTGTGTTGAACCGCAAAGAAAAAATACCAAGCGATGCATTATCGGTTCCTGTGGTGTTTGAATATCCAGAAAGATAACCAACCGCAGTAAGTGAACCAGTCGTATTACTGTACCCCGCCTGATACCCTACAGCAGTGTTGTTAGAGGCGGTGGTGTTGGAGAACAGCGAATCTTTACCAAGCGCCACATTATTTGCGCCGGTCGTGTTTGTAAATAATGCGTTACGACCGATGCCTGTGTTATCCGTGCCTGTGCTGTTACTCCTAAGTGCAGCGCGACCAACAGCAGTACCGCCATCGGCATTATTTCCCAACAACGCTTCATGCCCAATGGCTGTATTGACTGATCCAGTCGTGTTGGTGCCGAGTGCAGACAACCCGAGCGCCACATTACTCGCCCCGGTCGTATTTGCATACGCGGCCTGATACCCTACTGCGGTGTTTTCAGAAGCGGTGGTGTTGTTTTGGAGTGCGCTTACACCCAAAGCGGTGTTGTAGGAACCAGAGGTGTTTGAGTAAAGAGAAATAGAGCCAACTGCTATGTTGTTTGATCCAGTGTTTGTGGCACCCCCAGCAGCCCCATTACCAACAGCAACAGTGTTTGTTGCCGTTGTTGCAAAGTACATGGCTTGGGAGCCAACTGCGGTTATAGAAGATCCAGTAGTATTGCTATACCCCGCCTGATACCCCACAGCGGTGTTGTTAGAGGCGGTGGTGTTGTTTTGGAGTGCGAATGAGCCAATGGCTGTATTTGAAACGCCAGAAGTCAATGAAGTTAAAGCAGCATGACCTTGGGCAGTATTGTCACTTGAAGTGATTGATACTGCGCCGTTGTTGAAACCAAGAGTGGAAACACCAACGCCAGTATTTCGTGTTCCAGTTGTAATGTATTGACCAGAGTTGGCGCCAATCAAAGTGTTTTGGCCGCTAGTGTTTGAGTAGCCAGCCTGATAACCAAGCGCAGTTGTGAAGCCGCCTGTATTGGTTCCGTTCAAAGCACCCGCACCCACCGCAGTATTGGTGGACACAGCACCTGCGCCACGGCCTACGGTGATGCCGTAAACCGTCAGGTCAGTACCGCTGAACTGGAGGTTGGAAGACTGAGCAACCGCACTCGTAGAAGAAGCGTAGAAGACTTGGTTGGCGCTGAACGAGGTCAGGCCAGTACCACCGTTGGTGGTGGCAAGCGTTCCCGCGAGGGTCACTGCGCCGGAGGTGGCGCTGCTAGGCGTGAAGCCCGTGGTGCCTGCGGAGAAGGTCGTGACAGCCACCCCAGACAGGGTAGACCACTGAGGAGCCGTTCCTGTAGAGGTCAGGACTTGTCCGTTGGTGCCGATCCCGAGTTTGCTCAGGGTCGTGCCGGTGGCGTAGTAGGGAAGATCACCCGCCGTCCACGAGGTCAGTCCCGTGCCGCCTGCGGTTGTCGGGGTGGTTTTCCAAGCGATGACCTGTACAGACCCGCCGTTGTCCTTGTAGAACAACTTGCCATCCGTGATGTTGATGGCCAGTTCTCCACTTGCCAAGTTCCCTGCGGTAGGGGCGTTGGTCGTGGTGGACGAATAGTAGAGTTGAATCGGGGTGTAGCCTGCTTGTGCCATTTTGCTTCCCTTAGAAAGTCCCGCCGGAGATGCCGCCAGTTGCGGTCAGAGCCCCGGTTGATGGATTAAAACTGAGTTTGGTCGAGGTTACCTTGGCAGGCAAGTTTCCGGTATTGGAAGTCACCCATACCGGATACATCGTTGCGTTGGTTGATGTGTCATCCGTGACACCGATGTTCACAGCGTTCGTAGCGGTTCCGACCGTGATGCTACTCGGAGTCGTCCATTGCGGGGCCGACCCAGAAGAGGTCAAGATCGTCGTTGATGCCCCGATCGCAAGTTTGGTGAAGGATGTACCGGTTGAGAAGTACACCAGATCACCGGCGGTGTACGAGGTCAGCCCCGTTCCACCATTGGCCAATACCACCGGGGTGGTCAGGCTGAACTGGGTGCCTGTAAGGGTTAGTCCCGTGCCCGCCGAGTAGACTTGAGAAGACGACACCTGCACGAAGGTGATCGCCGTTGTGCCGAAAGTGATCGTGCCTTGGGTGTTGCAGACATAGGTCTCACCTGCGCCCGTGTTGCCGGAGGTGATGAAGAATGCATCGCCCTCTCCCAGGCCTGTGGGGCTCTTGAGTGCGTAGGTATCTGTGTCTGTCGAGCGGGTCAATACCCAAGCGGTTGAGCCATCACCGACAACAGTAACCGTGTACACCCCGTTCTCAAACTGGTTGGTCTGGTTGTAGATCAGGATGCGGTCACCGATAGAGGCGGTCGGGCCATCAGGGGCAAAAGCCGCCAAGGTTCCGGCGTTGGTCAGCGTTGCCCCAACACCCACGCCGGGGCCGCCCGGTTGGTTGTAGGTGGCATTGAGGTTCCCGGTGGTGTTAGGAACCTCGTACTTGACCGGTGTGTGGTAGGTGATGCCAGAAGACACCAGACCATCCACATACTGCTTGGTGGCCACTTGGAGGGCCGTTGTTGGGTTCTGCGTGACCGCAACCGAGGTCAAACCACCCAGAGTCAGGGTCGTCCCGCCTAGGCTAACGGAAGTCGTCCCGAGCGTGATGGACGAGTTTTGCAGCGCCCCGTTGGGGATAGATGAGAAGTTCGTGCCCGTCAGGGTCGGGGCGGTGCTATAGGAAGGCGTTGTGCCTCCTACCAAGACCCCGCTGCCTGCGGCAAGCAAAGCGGTCGTGCTACCGGCCGTTTGATAGGGGATAGAGCCCGCTGCGCCGCCCGCAATGTTGGTGGCGGTGGTGGCGGTCGTGGCACTAGTAGCCGTTGTGGCGCTCGTGGCTGTCGCGGCGTTGCCTGAAATACTGATGTTCCAAGTACCGGTAGCACCTGTTCCGTCAGCCTTGGGAGCCCCAACCGTGCTGTAGTCAATCGTCCTAGCAGCAGAGCCGTTGAAAGTGATGCCCGGCGATGCCCCGCCGGTGTTGGTGAAGGTCACCGCATTGGCCACAGATCCGGCTTGGCCAGTCGTGTTCTGGTTTAGGGTCGGGATGTCTGCGGCGACGATCGCCCGGAAAGAAGGTGTTCCGGGGCTGCCGTTGGGGGCAGCGAAGAAGTAGTTGCCGGTCTGACTTGCCCAAGCACCCGTCAAAGTCCCAGAGGTCGTGACCGGAGAGCCGCTGATCGTGAACTCGGAAGGCAGCGCAAGCCCGACAGAAGTGACCGTTCCAAGGGGGTTTGTAGACCACTGGAAAGCAGAACCCGACCACTCCAAATAGGTGTTGGCAAGCGTCGGGGCGGTGATAAACGAAGTCGCGCCAGAGCCGGTGTTGAAGACGATGCGGTTAGCCGCGCCACCGGCCACATTCGTGCTTGTGGTGGCGTTGCCGCTGATGTCAATACCCCAAGTCCCAGAAGCACCAGAACCCGTTGTAGAGGGCACAGACAGGTTTGTGCGGGCTCCGGCTGCGGTTGTCGCGCCTGTGCCCCCGTTGGCCACATTTAAGGTGCCCCCAAGGGTCACCGCCCCGCCCGTTGGCGCAACAGGCGTCAGGCCCGTAGCCCCGCCGCTGAATGTGGTGACGCCGCCAGCAAGCGAGAAACTGTTCCAAGAGCCGCTTGCGTAGCCCTCAAAGACCTGCGAATCCGTGTTGTACCGAATCTGCCCGTTAGCGCCCACAGGTCGCTGCGCTGTGGTGCCATTGGGCAAAGTTACTCCGCCGGTTCCGGGGAAGATCGCGTTGCTGGCCAGGCCAATCGTTGGGTTGCCAGTCCCGTTGCCGTTTGCAACGCTGATCTGGTTAGTTGTCCCCAGGATATCCACACCAGTGACAGTCGTGCCACCAATGATGGCCAGCATCCCGGTTCCGCCAAGGTTGGCCAGAGACTGGGGGGCTCCGGCAAGCGAGAAAGTCGGGTTGCCGCTGACGCCGTCGGCGTTGGAAACGCTCAGACCGGCCCCGGAGACGGCCATCTGCCTGGCCGCTACCGTGCTGCTCGTGTTTTTAACGACAATGCCGGTGGCCAGTGAGTTCAGCCCGGATGCGGCCCCGGTCATGTCCACTCTAAGGAATGACAACGGGCCGCCACTGGTCAGCGTCAAACCGGAGCCAACGGCCAAATACTGGCTGTTTGGCAGCGTCAGTTCCTGGTTCTTGGTCAGAAAAGTCTGCTGCTGATTAGGGGTCGAAGAAATCGCCCCGGTAGTCGTTTGAACCGTCACCCCATTCTGAACAACGGGCACAAGTTCACTGCCGGTCAGAGAGCCAGCCACCGGCAACTGAGAGATGGTTACTTGTGCGGACATTTATGTGCTCGTGTTTTCGGGTGGAGTCGGAGCAATCGTATTGTTGTTCCCCGTTTCTGTCGGAGTCTCTGTATTCTGTTGGGTAGAGATGTAGAACTGATTGTTGCCGCCCGTGATTAAGTAGTCGTCGTTGACGGCGACACTAACATCAGGCCGAGGAAACCGAAGGTTAATCCTTTCGGTTTTTCTGGCAGGCAGCCGATAGGGGTCGAACTGATCTTTGCACCCACGCGCCTCGCATACTCGCAGCCCCGGGAAGTTTGGGTCTGACACAAGCGTGACAAACGGAACCTTCATCTTGCACCGATCGCAAACTGCGATGGCAAGATTGCCAAGTCCGGTAGTGTCAAGGAAGGTGGGCATTAGGTTGTATAGGGCGTCAGATTCGGGGCCAAGTAAATTGGCGATTTGTCGCGCTCTTCCGCCTCGGCTTCGTTGTAATAACGGTCGGCCATCTTCTCCAGGTAGCCAATCCTGTCCATCGCCACTTGGGGCAACTCTAGGCTCATGCGGTGCGCCAGCATGAAGACCACGGCCTCATACCAACGCTGCGGCACCTCTAGTTCGTCCGTCAAAGCGCCCACATCCATAATCTGTCGCGAGTACCAGACCGTCATTTGAATGAACGGGTCGCTTGGCGTTGGCCAGAGGAAGATTTTGGGCGTCGGAATCGTGCGATCAAACCAGAACTGGTACGGCTGGTTGGCCGTGAAGTTCTTGTTGGGCAGATTTGTGTAGTCGTCCCGGTTCAGGCGGGACATTTGGATCTCGCGGGAGTTGTTTCCTACATAGAACTCGCGCAAAGCCAGCGTTGTGCCCCCGGAAGCCCTGACTCGGTAGTATTGAACCGTTTGACCAGGGTCAATGTCCGTCCAGATCCACTGGTTGTCGGTCACGACGACCGTTCCCAGGTTGTTTAGGGTGCTCCAAGTGATCCCATCAGACGAATACTCAAGTGTCAGCGTCCAAGAGGCGCTTCCGCCCCCCGCAACATAGGGCAGGATGCCAATAGAGCCCGCATAAATCGGATTGCTGGTGCCGTAATCAATCGCGATGTTGCCGTTGGGCGATGTTTGCTGGGTGTAAGTGTCGGTGTTGTTGTCAAAAGCGTTGGCAATCACGCCACCGGCACTTGTGCTGTACCCGCCAGTCGAGTTGGGGGTAGGCCTGTTCATGGTTCTGTAGAGCACATTTAGCGCATCTACAGCGCCCAGCGGCAGATCGTAGATGTACTGATCTGGCTTGAGGCCAAAAACCTTCTTGTTGATGGCCCAGTAATTGATGCCGATGTTGGCCAGGTGCGAGAGCAAGAAAAACAAAGACTGCCGAGCAGACAACAACTGCTCAGAAGTCAGTTCTTCGGCTAGTTTGCCGCAGCGCCGAGCACCATGATCGATCAATGTCTGGACATTGATTACCGTTGTTCCGACGGTTCCAGAGTACGACATGGTTCTCCTCTACCAGCCGGGGCACTTCCACCGCCTTAGCGAGGCCTTGGCGCGCGGTGCGTCCCCTTTTGAGTGTTCTACAACCCCAGACATCCGGGCACAGAATGAGTCCTTGCGAGAACCCCCTTGAGGCTGGGGCGCTTTGAGGTTGCTTCCAGTCTCTCGATTGTACTTTTCGCGCCCTTTTTGCGTAAGCCCCGCGCCCTGTTTGGTAGAAAGTTTTTCGCCCCGGCCTACTGCCAATGATGGGTTCTTCATGCTGCTACCACCTGTACTTTGCGGTCTTCTTAGCAATCTTTTCAGGCTGCGCTACGAACTGCTTGCCGGAGGCTTTGCCTGCTCGTTTTGCTCGGGTTGTGGCTGCGTACTCTTGGGGGGAAAGACTTTTGATCGCAGCCTCTGGAAGATATCTTTCACCCGTGTCAGAAGATCGTTTACCACTTCGAGTCCTCCATTTCTGATCGCCCCATGCCTTGAGGCTTTGCTGTGGGGCCTTCATGTCAGTCCTTGTACCCGCCGCCGCGCTCTTTATATTTCTTGGCCAGCAACTGTGCTTTTCTCGCGCTCCACTGGCCTGCCGCCGTTCCTTGAACGGCTGAACCCTTGATGCTATCGAACAGTCTCCTGCGCATCTCCGGCTTGGTGTAGTTCCCGGCCTCATTCACGCTAGAACTGCCGCCCTCTGCCTTTTTAGTGGCTCGACGCTGAACATCGTAGGCAATCGCCACGGCTTGCTTCTGGGGCTTGCCAGCGGCGATCTCGGCCTTGATGTTCTGCTTGAAGGCCTTTTCAGATTTCGATTTGACCAGAGGCATCACGACACCTGATTGACAGTGAGGATCACCGCCGGAGCGGCAGGATAAGCAGGACTCGCACTTGCCGGATAGGTCACGATAACGCCATCTCCATCGTCAGACAGCCACTTCATGGTGACCTTGTTCGACGAAGTCAGCGTCAGAAAGATGTTGGCGGCCATGATGGTAGAAGCCGGAGTCGTTGCGTTCTCACGAGAAGCGATCGTGGCCCAACTGGCAGAGTTGGGCACATCCACGCCATCAACTGCAAACCAAATCGCCACCCGACTCTGACCCGTAGCCGAGTTGTTCAACTGGGCGCTGAAGGCAAAGTTGTAGGTTCCGTTCACAGCCAACGAGATTTCCTGCGTCGAGGTGTCCAGCGTCACCCCGTTGCTTAGGCTCGTGGTGTTGAGTTCAAGCAAGGTCGTCGTATTGGCAGCAGCAACTTGAGCCCCTGCCACAGCCGCGCCAGTGGAGTGCGCTGCCGCTTGAGAGCCCGCAGCACCTCGCGTGCATCCGGTAAAAGATGTGGCCGTCTTGCCCGTATAGGTGATCACCTCAGCGCCGATAAAGATAGCGCCCGTGGCTGAAAACCCGGTGGTTGTGGCAACAGGAATCGTGGTGACACTGTTGCTGATGTTGCCCGTCAGCGTGGTGCTGAAGTCGTAGAAGAACGATCCGTACTGGGTGTTGATGTCAGACGGCGACAGCGTGCCCCAGGCCGGTGCAGCAGAAGCAGACCCAGTGCCCGTTTGCGTCAGGAACTTCTTGGTCGTGGTCGTGTTTCCCGCCAACTTGGCAAGCGTGTTCGTAGCAGAGGCGTAGAGCGTGTCGCCAAGCGTATAGGTCGTGATGTTGGTGCCGCCTTGCGTGGTCGGAACCGTGCCTGTGATGGCCGAGAACGGGATCGTTGTGGAGGCGGTCATGGCAGAAGTGCCATTACCGTACACATAGCCCGTCAGGCTCACAGCGCCAGTACCGCCTTGGCTCACCAGGACGCGATTGACATTGAGCACCTGCGCTACATAGTTGGCCGTGGTGACCTGCTTGTTAGCGCCAGTCTGAACGATCGGGGTGATCTCGGTGCCGTCTAGCGTGGCCGCCGCGGGCATCGCGGATATTTTGGTATCAGGCATCAGCAGACCTCCAGATAAATCTTGCTATCGTCCTCTTGGAGAACATAGCCGCTGTCTTCCATCAAAATGAAGCAGGTCGCAGGCGGTACGGGCGGCACCAAACAAGAGTAGGTGTCCACCACACCTGAGCCACCAGTGTCGTCCCCGTAGCCGTTATTGGCATCGGCAACAACACTCAAAGCGCAGCCAGGCGTCGTTTGCGCCTGGTTGGCTACTCCGGTGTACCCAACATAGGCCATCACGCAATACCGGCTTGAACAAGTTTCAAGGTGGCCGTGCCGCCGCCGGAGTTAACCGTCAGGCGAATGCCGGTCACCGGGAAAGCGTAGTTCCCGTCTGCGTTGGCGGCCTGCGTCGCAATCGTTGGATGCGGGAACCAGGTCGTAAAGCCAACTGCGGGGTCATCAAAGGTGTGCTGCACCGTGTAGTCCACAGTACCGCTCACGATCACACCAAACCCGACATTGAACGGGTTGGTGTTGGTGTTCAT